TTTTTCATAACTCTCATAGAGCATTACAAAATCTTCTTCGCAATATGTGCGCCAATTTTCAAGTATTAGTTTCATTTTATTTCCTTTACAGATTGCTCCATCTCATCGTCAAAGTCAGTGCGCAACTTAATCATAGGATTAAATTTAGCATGTTTTCGCTCTAAAAGCAAGGACCCTTGTGGTTTTACTAAGGTTCCGTCAACTTCAACGCCTTCGAAATCGATTTCTGTCTTTTGTTTGTAGATTACTTTTGGTTCTTCTTCGTCGTTTGCGTAAGCCGCACCGGACAATAAGAATAATAGTGCGTATTTCATTCTTCTACTTGCTCCTCTTTGACAGGCTCTTTAGTTTTGTCCTGTTTATCGGGCTTTGTGGCCAGTGTAACTATCAAGCTCATACAAGCAAAGCCCACTATAAGTAGATCAATCCCCACCGTAAACCTCGTAAAGATCTGAATCTGGCTCGTCAGATTCTTTACCACGATTTGCCAACTTGTGAAGGCACTCTATTTTTGATGAGAGAGCATCAGTGTAACAAAAAGGAAGAATTGAATGTATCATACACTTGAATTCTAATTTCTTGAGAACTAGTATTATCTTCCATGAGTTTGCCATGTGCTCAAAATAAGTTTCTCCCTGATCATTGGGGTGTTGTGTAAATTTTTCAAACATTAGTTGTCATAAGCCTTATCTGTATCATCTCGAACCATGGAAGTGGCTTGCATCATATCCTCCGGCTCTACTTCTTTAAGTATTAGGCTGCCTGTTTTTGGTTCATAGTACATCCCAATAAGGTCACCTTTACTGACGTTTTTCATGTCTTCTTCTGTAATTGTAATTTTACCGCCGCTTTTCTTCACCAACATGGTAAGAATACTGAATAAATATTCAGGGTCTTGTAAATATTTGCTCATTTTTCTCTTAAAAATCCTTTCCACGATTTTACGAGGCTTTCATTTGTCTGTGTCGATGCAGGCTGACGAGATTTTACAACCTGAGCCATCACTCTTCTATAAACTACATTAAGAT